CCACCATAAGCACATGATAAGTATTTAATCAACGTCATATACCCATATGCGTAAGCAGCTGTTCCTGTGGGAACAACTAAAGGCAAAGTTATATTTGTAGAAGAGGTTGCAGAATATCCAGGTTCAAAAGGTAGGGCAGGGCGAGTATACCGTGTAGTACGGGAACCCACACCAAATCTGCCTTGCAGGAACTCATGTATATTGTATCTCTTAACTAATTGTCTGAATGAACGTATATTCTCTCCAAAGTGAATATGGTTAGTTTGGTCCGACAATTGTGTAAGAGCCCCATTGGTGTTGATAGGTGCTGATGAAGTAGGTTTGGAATCTAGTGCCTCGTCCATACCCTGTGGTTCAACTTCAAAACCTTGTGGTTGCACAAGATTAGAAGGATCCGTTAGGCGTAATCGAGACATCCTCTCTCCATTTGGTTGGGCTACTTCAAAATCATCACCTGCACTGACCCATACATTGATAGCGACATCATTGTTAACTAACGAATTAGGAACAGTGAGTTCATTTACAACATATACAGCAATAGTCCCATTACCATATGTGGCAGTGGAAGAGCTGTAAGACAGTGGTGTGGTGGCAAAGAAATTATTGGTTGCAAGCGAAGCTATAGGCAAAATTTGCCTGTAAGATAACGCTTGTCCCCAACCAACAGTAATTTCAAAATCTGTGGTATCGGAAATATCCACAACGGTCGTGTAGGCGGTATTATATTCTGTGCCTGTGGAATGACCAGTGTTAGAAGGATCATAAACAATTTTGATACGCCCTTTGTGAAAAGAACTACAAACTACTTGAAAACGATACTTCATCGATCCCCTCCAGTACTTGAAAGGCTGTGAAGCAAAAGAACAAGCTGGAAAGTGGATCTCCGATCCCTGATACCGCCAAATACCAGGTTCGACAACCTGGTTGTAAAGTAGTGATTCAGTCGCACCTCCAACAGGCCAAGCGAATTGAGTGAAGTAAGATTGTTTTGAGGCTATGTAATTAATGCCAAGCTCATCAACATCACCGAGACCTGCGGTCCTGGGATCAATAGAGAGCTCTTGTTTCTCATCCACTGTCAATTTCATGACATCATCGCACTTGTTGGTTACTGCAAAACTACTTTTGGTGTTGGGGCGAAATTGGCTATGTTGTATATCTACAGGTCTACTGTATCCAAACAAAGTAGCCAACGCACCAACACCTGCTGCGCCAATCTCCGTGGCGCGAGCAAAAGCTGCAAGGGGAGGGACAGAAGTGAGCTTACCAGCTGCACTTGCCACAATACCTGCTACCCTGCTTACAGGCCCAGAATATTCATCTGAACCTTGAGCTTGCACCACAAAAGTATCTGGTAACAAGTTCGTAGGAATAGCAAATTTGGCTTCCTCTGCCCATGCAAACACATTGACTGTAATAGGGTCAGTACCTCCATTAGCGTGTTTCAGTTCATTCATCTGAACTAAAAGCATTTCGCCCATTTCACGCCAGTCGGAAGTAGTAATGTCCCACACATTCTTATAGTAGAAAAAAGGTAGAACCATGTCACCACCTTGAGAAGTAGATGGATCCAAAAGAATATGTGGTCGCTGTGTTGCAGCTATAAGATCTGTGTCTAAAGCTACTCTGTCAACAGTGTAGTCATCATAGATAGGGAACGGATTGTAAGACAATAGTGCCCGACCATAATGAAATTGTGTGCCAGAAATAGTAATTTTGACATGCAGTTTAGATCTCATAAGCTTGTAATTGGCAAGACGGTTTATAACACGAGGATTTTGAAAATACAAACTCCAAGGATTAAAAGATTGGTGAAGAGCCGATCCACCAATCAACCAATCGAAACTAGCAATTTTTATAGGTCTGGCAAAAAATTCATCCAAAGATGCGTCAGACAGTAGTGCTTGGTCTCGTACGGGATCAAAATTGGCCTTCTCAGCGTTTTGATATCCCGGATTTGTGTCCACAAATTGAACATTCTGTTCAACTGTGGTACCAACACCCTCACTAACTTCTTCGGTAGTGTTGTGTTGGGTTCCCTCCATAGCGTGGGGTTCAACTTCTCTCTTGTCTTTCTTCGAAACAGGTCCGGATAAGACTGCGAATATAATATAAGCTACAAAAGAAGTTACCACTGAAAAGAGGTAAGTCGGGCCAACTTGCCCTGGGGGATTTTCGGTGTCCCTTACACCACTAAGGCCAGTAGATTGACTGCGAGATTCTGGCTTTCTCTCCATATTATTTACAGGAAATTTTTATGTATATGTACAAATATGTATTAATATGTAATATGTAGATAGTATTGCCGCATCCAATCAATACATCTTGGTAACTATGCGGTCTTACAGTATTTAGACTGCCAGTATTTCACCCTATCATCGAATGAATAACCAACAGCGGGAATTTTCAACTCATGTTGTTCGCAGACTTTCTCCATCTGCATACGACGTGATTCATAGGTTTCCCTACCATGTGCAAACCATTCATGCATCGCGCCTTCCACACAGGAAATTGCGACTTCTATTTGGGTTGCTTCTTTAGAACGCACATTGGCGTGCAAGGATTTAAAAATGGACATTTCATCTAATGCCCCAATTTTACACCCTATCTCTGGGATGTAAGAAGAATTTCTTTTTAGGAAATCAGCTTCTTCATTTTTGAGAAAAAGACAAGTGTCACTGCTTTTGTCAGGTACAGTAATAACCATACCATAACGAGCTAGAAACACTCGGAATGTCTCAAAATTGAAATCTTTCCTATACTCTTCTTTCACACTTCCCTTGAGATCGTCCCCATAGGTAATAATGGCAACGCAATCCCGAAAAGGGGGTTTCGGAATTGCTGGTTTGGTACAAGCGAAAAAACCTAGTCTAACATAAATAGAACCAGCAGAACTGTTAATGTTGACTGTAATATTGTTGCCCGAGGTATTCATGCCATAAGCTTCAAGTAGCGTACCATTGTAGTCCAGTAGAGGATGAACCAAATCAGTCGCAAGCATTCGCATAATGTGCAAATCTTCTTCTGAATAACCTCCTATTTCTGCCAATTCAATATATGACAGTAATACAGCTGTGGTTATCTGTGAAGACATGCTCACATCATATTTTGCATGATCTAGAGCCAAAGCTTCATTGGCATCATATTTCTCTGCGTGATTCATAAGCTCTTCCCATTGATAGGAAAAAGCATTAACCCCCACGGCACTCTCAGAAACTTCTGGGTGCATGCTCAAGAAACGAGCAATTGGCAGAAAATATTTCCGGATCCAAAGTCCGAAAGCTACCGGTGCAGCTTGAAACACACGCACTTTATCCTTGCCGATTTTTGTTGGTTCGTCTTTTAACGTGGCTGTAAAAACAGGATAACCTCGTTTTCCACTTTTCCAACAACTCAGGAGGCGTTCCATTTCCTCTCTCAAAAGAGGTACAGGAATGCGATCCACGAGTTTTTCTCCATCACGAATCTCTTCGAAAAGCCTAGCTTTAGGGCCGAAGACGGGATATCCGCAACCAGTATCCATTGGTATTGCATCCAGAAATCTTTTACCGGGTACTCCCAGTATCATTTCACGCTCAGATAGTGGTCGAAAACCTTCTTTCACCTTCCAAGCCAACATCAATGGTTTCAAGTCACTCAAATAGTCCTGTCTTGCTTCCTCGAGAGCTAAAGGATCAAAGTCCTCGTTAGGATTGACAATGTGCTCTAGTGTAGCATTAAAAGCTCGCCAATTTGGTAGCAAAGCGGGTTTGTCCCAAATGTTAGGGACATCACAAATCTTAGCTACAGCATCGGACAACATGGATTTCTCCACTGAACTTTTCTGTACCGTACGCAATTGCGTACTCCCAAGCACATCAACAAAAGCTTTGGAATCAAGCTTTGAAGCCATACAGTGGGGATGGACTTCAGTAGATGGTAACACCACACGGTTATATTGCGTAGTGGGTAAAGTTGTCGCTTCAGCTGGCAACATTACTCCTGGTAACTTACTTAGGGCGCGAATCATCTCTTTCATCTTACCCTGAGTAACCGTTTGCATTACTCCATACTGCTGGTCTGGGTTCCCCCCAATGTGGAAACCAACCACAACTGGGTTCTTGGTCTCAGTAATCAATAAACCCATACATGAACCTTTCTTCGCATTTTTCGTGGTATAACTACCACCGAGAAACTCAAGATATTTGTGTGCGGTTTTACCGTATTGAACTGAAACTCGTTCACTCCTGAAAACGCTTAGATCCCTGCACAAAAAATTACATGTGCTTAGACCAACTGGATGAGATAAAGGTAACCACCCAATTCGTGTGATAAGATCAGGACATTTTTTAACGTCACAAACGACAATATCAAGATCCGTACCCATCACACAAAGTTTTGAATGTACCTCAAACCTGAAGACACCGCCTGGTCCATCATGTCGATATACAGTGACTTTCATTTTCTCAACCAAAGGTTTAGTCATGTTTATTTCCTCATGAAACATGTGTTTCGGAAAACAAGCTACTCCTTTCATTGGAAAATAGATGTTGCATTTGTAGATCTTACCCGATGGGTGCTCAAAAGCAGCCCAAAAAAGGTTGTTCTTCTTAAATGCAGAAGCCATCTGCTCTGCTGACATAGATGAAACTCCAGGAGGAGTTTTCAAAGTGATTCCCATACGTGTCATCATGGAGCCAAACCAACCAGGTTGGTCATCAGACATGTTGACAGCGTTAGGTTCAGTTGCTTCGGCTTTGGAATTAGCTATACGTTGCGAATTCCATAAACGAAACAATTTCAGACCAACAACAAGTGTGGAGACAATGAAAGCTCCCTTGACGAGTCTACCGTCTCGCAAAGCTTTCGCATGTGCGGGCAAAGCATCCCGTCTTTTCAAGTATTCATCCTGGTATGCTTTCATGCGCTCACGATGTTGAGCCCACATACCCATGGAAAAAATCCAAGAGCTAGCGACAGTTCCACAAATCATTGTCCTGTTGCGCGAGTAGACACTTAAGCCTACCAAACCGCATGAAATTGCGCTTCCAATCCAATAATGGTATCTCAAATCGTACCACACTGCAGATTGTCGCCAAAATGTCATAGTACGGTGAAATACTTTGGATTCGAAAATCCATTCTGGCGTAAGAGCAACGATCCATGGAGTTGCTGTGCCATGTAGTATCGGATACATTTCTTTAGAAAGCACCCAAGTACTCAAACTCTTAATTGGTTTATACCCAAGTATAGAGTTCAAAAGAGCAACTGGACCCATCCAACGATTAACATAATCAATCGCGGATTGTTTCATTGCTCCGACAACAACATCACCGATGGAAGACATTCCGTGCGGTTCCACACCATCGGGATCAATAGTATCTCTCCATTCTTCCCTTTCCTCATCGGTGATCTCCCGCTTAGCACTGAACAAATTGTCAGTTTCCTCATAGTATGGTTGCTCTAATTTCTTAGCCAATTGGTTGCCCGAAAGCAATTCAATTGGCGGAATATTGCAACTACACAAATCTGTAGGAAGTTTACATGTCGGACACATAATCATCTCATCAAATTCTTTAGATCTACTAATAACATTAGTCTGTGCTGCAGAATGTTTTTGTGCAAGGTGAACTAGGACTGTAAGATATTCCTTTAACGACATGTCAATACAGTCATAAGGTTCTTCTTGTCCTGGTAGTTGTACTTGCATGATACGAAATTTATAAAATTCCCTGCCTTCCTTGTTCTCGTAGATAAAACACTCTTCGAGATCAATATTCCAGACATCTTTCGTCAATTTCGCACCAACCAATTCAGGGTGATCTGTATTGAGAGACACAGATCCAGGTTTACGGTATTTTTGCTGCACCCTAACTCGCGTGTGTACAAATCTACGTAAAGCTGCTTCTGGTTTGTTAGCGAATAGACACACGTTGTAATCTATGAAATTTGAAGTCAGAACTCCGACTTTAAAATCAATGAACACAATTCCTTTAGCATTAAGTTCCGCTTTCACGGCTTGTGCAGCCATGTTGTTAAAAAACTTAATAATAATGTCTGTGGGTGATACCACTGTGAATTCGACTTTTCCTGCTCCAACATCATCCATAAACATTCCAAGAATGTCTGTGGTATATGTTGAATCGTACTTGTCGAACATGTCCTTAGTGATAATACGATTGGAATCATATGAGAATCCCATCGCATTTAGACATGTTTTCATCACAATTTTTGCTAATGTGGACTTACCCACACCAGATGCTCCTGTGATTCCTACACCAAAAGGTGCGAACCGAATTGCTGTGTTACGATGTTTACCAATAATACGTTGTTTGATGTTGACAAGTTGTGAGTAACGTTGTTGAAGCCAAAGTGCTGTAGGACCAGTATCTTTAACTTTCTTCATTTCACAAACTTGCTGTAGAACATTATCAACTTTATGGTCGAAATCATTGATTTCGCCACCGTTTCCAGCAAGGAAATGCTCAGCATGTGCCAAAACATAGTCACAATCTTCATTGAACTTCTGCATTTTGGCATCAGAGTAGAGCAAGGGCATGAGTGATTTTTCTTCAAACACTCTATACCCGGTGTCAGCAACCCAAGTAAATGTTTTGATAGCAGCATCAATAACATCTACAGCTTTGAGTTGTTGTTTCGCGGCCTCCAAAGATACAAGTTGTAACCCGAAAGGAGACCATTCTATTTGCTTAATTGAGCAAACAGAAAGGGACATAGCGGCAGTTAACAAATATGAGACTTTTGTAAAAACAGTGTTGGTTTTAAACAAATCCCATTTTTTGAGAACATCATCCGCTTCCCACGCTTGCACATCAACTTCTGTAGCAGGACACTTTTTGGTAACTTCATCAATAAGTTCCAAAATTTGTTTAAGGACAGAATTTTTTGTGTTCATCTTTATGTATGCTGCGATTGCAACAAACACATCGGCGAACGATTGTGCGCGCATAACTTGGAAACTCATTATTACAACGTTTTCCAAGTGTGAAACCCACTCATTCATAAGATCTGAATCATCAGAACTCCCAACAATATCTTGAATCATCTCAAGCATAGGTGTTAGTTCATTAGAATCTTCTTCAGAAAGAGGGGGGGGTTTAGCGTCTAGCACAGCACGTGCTAGTATATTACGCTCTTCCCGCTGAAGATCAATTTCAGCAGGCTCGTGTTCCATAGAATCTGGTATAAATTCCTGGTCACTCTCTTCGTCATTTGCAACGGCATCATCAGCGTGCGGCTGAACTGTTTTATGTTTACAGTTCTTGGCACGCAACCATTTCTTCTTCTTGTTGGTTTTGTGATTATGCGGTGCTTGTGACTTTTTTACCCACGCCTGGGTTCGGAACTCTTTTTCATGAGTTCCAATATCGTTTTCGTCCTGTGTCGCGGGACTGGTTCCATGATTAGGGCCATCAGTTGCCTGAGTCACCCTAGTAGACATATCGTTTTGATCTTGAGGTTGCATCATGGTTTGCTGAAAGTGTCACTAGTAAGCTCTAGCGTGACATATTTCTAGCCTGTCAAGGCCGGGAATGTTCTCTTTAGTTTTCGATAGAACAGACAAGAAAATACGATTGGCGACATGTTTTCTTCAAATATAATAACTATGTGCAGAATGCCTATTTGACTCACTAGCCAGTAGCGGTTAAAAAAACAGTTTAGATTCTTTGACATAGTAAAATGCATATTATGTATAAAATACATTGGGTAGAGGCAATTTTACTGAATATAACTGTAATTTCCCGAGAGTCTACTTCAGCAACGACTACTGGAAATACACTTGAAAAGTGTATCTTTCTATCTTAGTGGTTAATTATCAAATATTGTTAGAATATCTTCCAAATCACGGCTTATATGATGCGTGATTCGTAGAAAAGTATATAATGCAATAAGAGACAATTAAAAGGTCTCGATTCTGCGAGATATTATTTTTACAAATAACATGTGGCATAAGTGGAAGGATTTTAACCTTCCGAGTTGGAATGTAACATACTCGTATGTTAATGGGAGACGCGACTCCCAAATCCATTGTCATGTGTTTGATGTGAAATCAAACTAAAAAGCGTTTTGGTGTATTTCAATTACCTTAAAAGGTTGACGATTCGTCTTAAAAAGACATACGTCCATTATGATACGTTCAAAAAGAACGCGCTATAAGAAATACGAATAGCTGTACACAACCTGCGGTGTGCGCTGAACATGTAATATTTTTTACCCGTGAGGGAGGTGTTATTATCACCCGAAAAAATATAGCAGTATTAAAATATGTGAATGTCAATAAATTGACAAGACACATACTTCAACACAACTACACCATGGAACCCATACGTCAGATAAAACTGACGTATGGGCA